ATGCGTGGCCTGTTCCCGACTCAGGCTATCTTCCCGGACCGGGACAACATCCGGGTCAACATCACGAAGGCGGTCATTGAGACCCTGGTTGCCAAGGTGGGCTCGAACCGCCCACGGCCCAAGCTGCTGACCAACGGCGCCAAGTGGGGCGACCGACGCCGGGCCAAGGACCTGCAGAAGTTCCTGGATGCCGTGTTCAAGGCGAACAACATCAGCGGCCTGACCAAGGAAGTGTTCCGGGATGCCCTGCTGTGCGGCACCGGCATCATGTACATCTACCCGAACCTCGGGAAGCGGCAGGCCACCGCAGAGCGCGTCTTCCCGCTCGAGATTGTGGTTGACCCAGCGGAGTCCCTGAACGGCACCCCGACCAACCTGTACCGCACCAAGTTCCTGGACCGGCAGACCCTCAAGGGTATGTTCCCGGAGTACAGTGACGAGATTGACGCCCTTCCCGCCGCCGACATCAACTATCTCCCGTTGGCCGCCGACGAAGACCCACGCCGCAGCCAGTCCATGGTTCAGGTGTGGGAGAGCTGGCACCTAGCCACGTTCGACTACAAGGGCAACCGCACCGAGGGCCGCCACGTCCTGGCCTGTGAGAACCTGCTGCTGTGCTGCGACGAATGGTGCTACGACTATTTCCCGTTCTCGTTCTTCCACTGGAACGGCAAGCCCCTCCGTGGGTTCTGGGCGGACAGTGCGGCCGCAGAGGTCCGGGGCTACGAGCGGGAATGCAACAAGCTCCTACAGAAGGCCCAGCGGGCCATGAGCATCGCAGGCCAGCCGTGGATACTCGCACCCGAGTCGGCCAAGGTGAAACCTGCTAAGCTGACCAACGAGACGGGCCTTATCATCGAGTACAAGGGCCAGGTTCCACCAACCATCCAGGTCCACCAGCCCATCCACCCAGGCATCCTTGAGCAGGCCTGGACGCTCCAGCAGAAGGCCTTCCAACAGCTCGGGACCAACGAGTACCAGACCGCAGGCGTCAAGCCGGCGGGAATCGAGTCGGGCCGGGGCTTGGAGCAGCTGTCCGAGGAACACCTCATCCGGTTCAAGGCGGTCAGCCAGGACCTGGAGCAGTTCGTGGCCGTTGACCTTTCCCGCCAGTTCCTCCGGGCCGCGGCGGAACTCGACGAAGCCTTGAAGGCGCAGGGCGTCAAGAAGGGCTACGTCGTGAAGTCGTCCAGCGGGAAGACCTGGCTGGAGATTGAGTGGGACAAGGCCTACGTGTCCCCCGACGACCTGGCCGTTGAGGTGTGGCCGACATCGGTTCTGCCGATATCCCCTGCCGGTCGTACAGAGGAAGTGGAGCGCTGGCAGGCCAACAAGTGGGTCACGCCTGAGCAGGCCATGGACCTCCTGGACTTCCCGGACCTGGAGTCCGAGACGAACCTGCAGACCGCCGACGTGGAGCTTGTCGAGTACCAGCTGGAGAAGATGCTGGACGACGGCGATGACGTACAACCTGAAGAGATTCAGAACCTTGCCTACGCCAAGAAGCGCGTGGCCTACGCCATCGAGTTCGCCGTCCAGAACGGCTGCCCCGAGTCCAACATCGACAAGGCCCGCACCTTCCTGTTCGCCCTGGACGCCCTGGTGCCCGCACAAGGTGGGCCGCAGGACATGGCCATGGCTGGTGGTCCGCCGGTTTCTCCGATGGGTCCTGCCGGTCCCGTAAGCCCCGCATCGCAGCCGATGCCCGCAGGAGGCCCGATGGTCGGCCCCGCGGGTGGAGGTTTCTAGTACATGAGCGATACACTTGAACAGGCGGCCACAACCGCAGCACAGTCCGACGCAGCAGCTGAGACGGCCGCCCCCACACAGGCGGCCCCGGGCCAAGTTACCCAGACCGAGGCCCAGGGCTACGACGACAGCGCAGACTTCGCAGCGGCCCTAGCTGAGCTCACGGGAACCGAGCCTGCAACGAAACAGGCTGACGCACCCGTAGCTCAGCCGGCCGCCCCAGTAGCCACACCAGTTCCCGCTGCCAAGCCCGCAGACGACGACATGAAGGCCATCATGGCCAAGCTGGCGCGTCTCGAGTACGAGCGGGACCAGGCCACGGAGCGGGACGCCGCCCGGGTCAAGGAACTGGAGGACGCCCGGTCTATCGCGGCCGACTGGTCTGCCGCCAAGTCCAACCCGGTAGAGGCCCTCAAGAAACTGGGCTACACACAAGACCAGGTCCTGGACTTCGTCACCAACGGCCCCCGCGCGAAGCACCCAGAGGATGCAGCCCGGGAAGCCAAGCTGGCGGAGTTCGAGGCCCGCGTGGCCAAGGCTGAGAAGCTGGCCCAGGACGTTGCCAGCCAGCGCGCCCAGGAGCAACACCAGGTCAACCTGGACCGCTACATCGCCACCATTCCCGCCGCCGTGAAGGGCGCCGCTGACAAGTTCCCGACTCTCCTGAGCTACTACGACGGTTCTGAGCAGGAAATGGCCCAGCACCTCTACAGCTTCAGCCAGGAACAGCTCAAGTCCGACAAGAACTACACCCTGGGCCAGGCAGCGGCGGCCATGGAGGCCCAGCTAGTCAAGCACCGTGAACGTTTGCTGAAAGGTAGCGCTGGTAAGAGCACCCAAGCAGCTCCCAAGGCAACTCTGACCAACGCAGCTCCAGTGTCCGGGTCTAAACCGTCCGGCAACGACCTAGACGACGAATCGTTACTGAACGCCGCCCTCGCGGCCTTGAAGGGATAACCAGAAACCATGGCAATCGCAGACGTAGCAGCAATCCAGAAGGCCCTCAAGGTCATCTACCCAGACCGAAAGGTCAAGTTCGTGGGCTACCAGGGCAACCCGCTCCTGGCCCTCTTGCCCAAGAACGACAAGTTCGAAGGCAAGCAGATGGACATCGCCATCTGGTACGGCGGCAACCAGGGCGCAAGCCGTGACTTCGCAACGGCGAAGACCAACAAGACGGCCGGCCTGTACGAGAACTTCAGCCTGGTCCGCAAGAGCGACTACGGCTTGACCTCCATCTCGAACGAAGCTATCTTGGCCTCGCGTTCGAGCGACGCCGCCTTCTTGAAGATGGCTGTGTCGGAGTTGGACAACACGGTCCGCACCGTTTCCCGCAACTACGCCATCAGCTTGTACACCAACTACGGTGGCGCGCGTGGCAAGATTGCGGCCGGCGGCATCAGCGGCACGGCGTTGACCCTCGCGGACCCCACGCAGGTTGTGAACTTCGAGAAGGGAATGGTCCTCACGCAGTCCACGACCGACGGCACCAGCGGCGCGCTGGGCTCGGGCGTTGCGACCATCACGGCGGTTGACCGCCGCTCCGGTATCCTCTACGCGTCGGCGTGGACGAACTTCACGGCCGGGGACTTCCTGTTCCGCCAGGGCGACTTCGGTGCGTCCATCGCGGGCCTCGCGGGCTGGATTCCCAGCACGACCCCCGTCACGTCGGACAGCTTCTTCGGCTGCGACCGCTCGGTTGACACCCGCCTGTACGGCATGTACCACGACGGCAGCGCGCAGACCATGGAAGAAGCGCTCCAAGACCTCGAAGCCAAGTTGTCGGCTGAGGGCGGCGAGCCGGATTACGTGTTCTGCAACCCCAAGGACTTCAACATCCTCCGCAAGAACCTCGGCTCGTCCGTGGTGTACAACAAAGTCGTGTCGCCTGACATGGCGTCGGTCTCGTTCAGCAGCCTCAAGCTGTACGGCATCGGTTCCAGCGGAATCGACATCGTGGCGGACCGTAACTGCCCAGTCGGCGTCGCGTACATGCTCGACATGAAGACCTGGGAAGCCTGCACGCTGGACGGCGGGCCGCGCATCCTCGAGAACATGGGCATGAAGTTCATCTGGGACACCAACAGCGACAGCATCGAAGCGCGCGTTGGCTACTACGGCAACCTGGGCTGCCATGCCCCGGGCTTCAACGGCCGCGTGAAGCTCTCGACCGCCGTATAATAAGCTAGGACCGGGAATACCCAGTCGGGAACAGGGCTGCCGCAAGGTGGCCCTTTTCTTTTGCGCGGTTGGATACCTCACCGCATCGGTGTCGTCACCAACGAAGGAAACCA